TACCCAAAAGAGCTTTCAAAGATAAAATCGGTATTTGATTGGGACGAATACCCTTCACAATTTAAAGAAAAGTGGTATGACTATATTGATACAGAATTTAAAAGGCGTGAAGAAGGTTTTTGGTTTTATAACAAAGACAAGCCTTCTTATATTACTGGCACTCACTACATGTACTTGCAGTGGTCCAAAATTGATGTTGGGGCAGCAGACTTTAGGGAATCAAACAGATTATTCTTTATATTCTGGGAAGCTTGTAAAGCAGATGTACGGTGTTACGGAATGTGTTATCTTAAAAACCGACGGTCAGGTTTCTCTTTCATGGCATCAGGCGAGACGGTTAATCAGGCAACAATATCCACAGATTCACGATTTGGCATTTTATCAAAGTCCGGGCCAGACGCCAAAAAGATGTTTACTGATAAGGTCGTACCCATCTCAGTTAATTACCCCTTTTTCTTCAAGCCCATCCAGGACGGTATGGACAGGCCGAAGACAGAACTTGCGTACAGGGTACCCGCGTCAAAATTTACTAGAAAAAAGCTTGACACCAATGAGAAGTTACAAGAGATCACCGGGCTCGATACAACGATCGACTGGAAGAACACCGGGGACAACTCGTACGACGGTGAAAAATTAAAACTATTAGTCCACGATGAAAGCGGTAAATGGGAAAGACCTACAAACATATTAAATAACTGGAGGGTTACAAAAACTTGTTTGAGATTAGGTTCAAAAATTATAGGTAAGTGTATGATGGGTAGTACATCAAACGCTTTAGATAAAGGTGGCGAGAACTTTAAAAAACTATATTATGACTCCGACGCAACAAAAAGAAATGCAAATGGACAGACTCGTTCGGGACTCTATAGCTTGTTCATTCCTATGGAATGGAACTACGAAGGCTACATTGATTCTTATGGATTTCCTGTATTTGAAACGCCAAAAAAACCAGCTGAAGGACCTGACGGATCGCTTATAAAGCAAGGTGTAATTGAATACTGGACCAATGAAGTTGAGGGATTAAAAGGAGATCAAGATGGTTTAAACGAATACTATCGTCAGTTTCCAAGAACAGAGCAACACGCTTTTAGAGACGAAGCAAAGCAATCTCTGTTTAACTTAACAAAGATATACGAACAAATAGATTATAACGAAGACCTTAGGAATACATCGATAATAACCACTGGAAGTTTTATGTGGGAAAACGGTATAAAAGATACTAAGGTGATATTTGTACCAAATAAAAACGGTAGGTTCAACATTAGTTGGGTACCACCTGTGCAAATGCAAAACAGAGTTATAGTAAAAGGTAATACAAAATATCCAGGTAACGAACACTGTGGCGCTTTTGGGTGTGACAGTTATGATATATCAGGTACAGTTGATAAAAGAGGTTCTAATGGAGCCTTGCACGGTTTAACCAAGTTTAGTATGGAAGATGTTCCGCCTAATAGATTCTTTTTAGAATATATAGCTAGACCGCAAACTGCTGAGATATTTTTTGAAGACGTATTAATGGCTTGCATATTTTATGGTATGCCAATACTTGCGGAAAATAATAAACCTAGATTACTGTATCATTTTAAAAGAAGAGGTTATAGAGGTTTCTCAATGAACAGACCTGACAAAAGATTAAACAAATTATCTGTAACTGAAAGAGAAATAGGTGGTATACCAAACTCTAGTGAAGATATTAAACAAGCACACGCTGCAGCTATAGAATCATATATAGAAACTTGTGTTGGACAAACAGAAGCTGGTTATGGTGATATGTACTTTCAAAGAACACTAGAAGACTGGGGTAAATTCAATATAAACAATAGAACAAAGCATGATGCTTCTATAAGTTCTGGTTTAGCAATAATGGCTTGTAACAAAAACCTATATTCACCGGTTAGTCCAGTGCAAAAAAAGGTTTACGATTTAGGAATTAAAAGATATGACAATAGAGGTTCTACGTCTAAAATATTAAGATAAATGAAAATACAAACAAATACTGATAGTTCTTTCCCTAACCAGGTTGTTAGCGACGAAGTAAAAGCTAGTTATGATTACGGCTTACAAGTCTCTAGGGCTATTGAACGAGAATGGTTCAATCAAGGAAGAGGTAACGGTAATAGATACTTAAATAATTGGAATAGCTTTCACTCGCTGAGATTATATGCAAGAGGGGAGCAATCAATACAAAAGTATAAAGATGAATTGTCCATAAACGGTGATTTATCTTATCTTAATTTAGATTGGAAACCAATACCAGTTATATCAAAGTTTGTTGATATTGTTGTAAACGGGATGTCAAACAAATCATACGACATAAACGCTTTTGCTCAAGATCCATTTTCTGTAAAAAGCAGAACTGATTATGCGGCGTCGGTTGAAAAAGATATGAATACCAAAAAAGCTTTGTTAAATATAAAGCAAAACTTAGGTATGGACTTTTCAACAACAGGAGACTTAGAAAGTTTACCTGAAAATAGAGAGGAATTAGACATACACTTACAAATGACTCCTAAGCAAAACGTAGAAATTGCTGAAGAGGAAGTTATAAACAACGTATTAGCTTTTAATAAATACGATCAAACAAAAAAACGCTTAGCTCACGATTTAACAACTATAGGTATCGGAGCTGTTAAAACATCATTCAACAAAGCAGAAGGTATAGTTACTGACTATGTTGATCCTGCTAACATGATTTATTCATATACAGAAGATCCAAACTTTGAAGATATATACTATGTAGGTGAAGTAAAATCCATATCATTAGCTGAACTTAAAAAACAGTTTCCATCATTATCAGCTTCAGAGTTGGAAAAGATACAAGATATGCCAGGTAATTCACAGTACGTAACAAACTGGGGAAATTACGACGGTAATACCATACAAGTTTTATACTTTGAATACAAAACATATTCAGATCAAGTATTTAAAATAAAGAAAACAGATCAAGGGTTAGAAAAGACGTTAGAAAAACCTGACACATTTAATCCACCAGCTAATGATAACTTTGAAAGAATATCTAGAACAATAGAAGTTTTATATACTGGAGCAAAAGTATTAGGTACAAATATTATGTTAGAATGGAAGCTAGCGGAGAATATGACAAGACCTACAGCTGACACTACAAAAGTAATGATGAATTACTGTATATCAGCGCCAAGAATGTATAAAGGACGTATAGAGTCTATAGTTAGTAAGATTACTAGCTTTGCTGATATGATACAAATAACACATCTTAAATTACAACAAGTAATGTCTAGAATAGTACCAGATGGTGTATTCTTAGATATGGATGGTTTAGCGGAAGTTGATTTAGGTAACGGTACAACATACAATCCAGCTGAAGCATTGAATATGTACTTTCAAACAGGTTCTGTTGTAGGTAGATCGCTTACACAAGACGGTGAATTAAACAGAGGTAAAGTGCCTGTGCAAGAATTATCATCATCAAGTGGTCAAGGAAAAATACAAAGTTTAATAGGTACATATCAGTACTACTTACAAATGATAAGAGATGTAACTGGTTTAAACGAAGCGAGAGACGGTAGTGCACCTCATAAAGATTCATTAGTAGGTTTACAAAAAATGGCTGCCAATGCTTCTAATATTGCAACAAAACACGTACTAGACTCTTTATTATATTTAACAGTTAGAACTTGTGAAAATATAAGTTTAAAAGTAGCTGATGTTATTGAAAACCCTTTAACAGAAAATGCTTTAACAAACGCTATAAGTACATTTAATACTAAAACTCTTGAGGAGTTAATGAATTTGCAGCTACATGATTTTGGTATTTACCTGGAGCTAGAACCAGAAGATGAAGAAAAGGCTTTGTTAGAACAAAACATACAAGTAGCACTGCAAACGCAAGCAATAGCTTTATCTGACGCAATTGATATTAGGCAGATAAAAAATATAAAGTTAGCTAATCAATTCTTGAAGCTAAGACAAACTCAGAAAATAAAAAGAGAACAAAAGCAACAACAAGCTAATATTCAAGCACAAGCACAAGCAAATGCTGAAGCATCTGAAAAAGCAGCAATGGCAGAAGTTCAAAAACAACAAGCGCTTACTCAAGAAAAAGTAAGTATAGAACAAGCTAAGTCACAGTTTGAAATACAAAGAATGCAAACTGAAGCTCAAATAAAAAGAGAGTTAATGGCTGAAGAATTTAATTTCAATATGCAACTAGCTCAAGTAAGAGCAAATGCAGAAGGGAATAAAGAAAAAGAAATTGAAGATAGAAAAGATAAAAGAATAAAAATGCAGGGATCCCAACAGTCTGAGTTAATACAACAAAGACAAACAGAAGGATTACCTAAAAACTTTGAATCATCAGGAAACGATGTGTTAGGTGGATTTGGAATAGAAGAGTTCGGTCCTAACTAATAAACAATTATTTAATTATATTATATTATGTCAGAAGTAAAACAAGAAGGGGATTTTAAAATTAAATCCAAGAAAACAAGTCCTAAGCAATTAGGCAATCAATCTAACGAGCCTATAAAGGTTAACATAGATGAAGTAAAAGAACCAGTAGCTGAAGAAGTTGCTAAAGTAGTAATACCAGAAGTAAAAGAAGATGTAACAGAGGAGCCTGTGGTGGTTGTTAACGATACACTAGAGAATACAGCGCAAGATGGTATTGTAGAAATTGTTGATGAAGAACCCGTTCAGGAGTCTGAAAAAGCTGTTGAACAACAATCTCAGCCAGTAGCAGAACAAAGAGTGTTGCCGGAAAACATAGATAAACTTGTTACTTTCATGGAAGAAACAGGCGGATCAGTAGAAGACTACGTTAGATTAAACGCAGACTACTCAAGTGTTGACGATAAAACATTATTAAAAGAATATTATAAACAAACAAAACCTTATTTAGAGTCAGATGACGTTAGCCTACTATTAGAAGACTACGACTATGACGAAGACCTAGATGAGGAAATAGATATACGCAAAAAGAAACTTGCGTTTAAAGAAGAGGTTGCTAAAGCGAAAGGCTTTTTGGAAAACACCAAGAGTAAATATTACGACGAAATCAAGTTGAGACCCGGCGTTACTCAGGAACAACAAAAAGCAACAGAGTTTTTCAACCGATACCAAGAAGATCAGAAGATAGCTGAGCAACAGCATTCGGACTTTAAATCAAAAACAAATGATTACTTTACTAATGAATTCAAAGGTTTTGACTTTAATGTAGGTAAAAAGAAGTTTAGATATGGTTTACAAGATCCTAGTAAAGTTGCAGAGAACCAATCAAGTATTAACAATTTCGTAGGAAAGTTTCTTGACGAGAGCGGTAATATAAAAGATACAAAAGGTTATCATAAAGCTATTTATATCGCTTCAAATGCTGACAAGATTATTAATCATTTTTATGAACAAGGAAGAACAGACGCTACTAAAGAAATAGTTAGTAGTTCTAAAAATCCTAGCACAGAGCCAAGACAAACTGGGACAGGTGAGTTCGTAAACGGAATAAAAGTTAAGTCAATAACAGGCCCTGATTCTTCTAAACTTAGAATTAGAACAAAAAAATTTAACTAAAAAAATTAAAAATTATGGCAAATGTAAGCCCAGCGTTTGGAAGTTTAACTCCAACGCAAAAAAAGCAAGCCTTAGAAGGCAATTATTTAAACTTTACTGACGGTACGAATGATTTCGCACAGCAGTACTTACCAGAAATCTATGAAGCTGAAGTAGAGCGTTATGGAAACAGAACCTTAGGTGGTTTCTTAAGAATGGTAGGAGCTGAAATGCCAATGACTTCTGATCAAGTAGTATGGTCTGAGCAAAATAGATTACACATTTCTTATGAAGGAGTAACTGCACCAGATGCAGATAGCTTAAGTATTCCTGTAGGAGCAGGTGTTGAAAACGTTGTATCACCAGGTTCAACAATCGTAGCAACTGACATAGCTACTGGAGCTGAATTAAAATGTTACGTTGTAGCATCTGGAGCTACTGCTGGCAGCGGATTAGGTGCAGGAATATTAACTGTAAAACCATACACACAAGCTACTTTAGGAGTTACTGTTGCCGGAGATATTGATTTAGCTGCTGCAGCTAGTATTAAAATCTTTGTATATGGATCTGAGTATGGAAAAGGAACTGGAGACGCAAACAGAATTTCTGTTGAGCCTTCTTTCACTCAATACTCTAACTCTCCTATTATCATTAAAGACAAGTATGCAATCAATGGATCTGACACTGCTCAGATTGGATGGGTTGAAGTAGCTACTGAGTCTGGCCAAGGAGGTTTCTTATGGTACTTAAAAGCTGAATCTGAAACAAGATTACGTTTTGAAGATTACTTAGAAATGGCAATGGTAGAAGGTGAATTAAAAAGTGGTGGATCCACAGTTGGTGTTAAAGGTACTGAAGGTTTATTCGCAGCTGTTAAAGAGCGTGGAAATGTACTAGATGGATTTACTGCAACTGCTGGATTAGCTGAGTTTGATTCAATTCTTAAAAACTTAGATACTCAAGGAGCAATCGAAGAGAACATGTTATTCTTAAATAGAGAAACTTCTCTAGACTTTGATGATATGTTAGCTGGTGTAGGGCAAACAGCTGGAGCTGGAGCTTACTACGGTGGTGGTAGTTCTTTTGGTGTATTTGAAAACTCTGAAGAAATGGCATTAAATTTAGGTTTCTCTGGATTCAGAAGAGGTTCTTATGACTTCTACAAAACTGACTGGAAATACTTAAACGATGCTTCTACTCGTGGAGGTGCTGGAACAAGTGCTATTGACGGTGTATTAGTACCTGCTGGAACTTCTACAGTTTACGATCAAATATTAGGAACTAACATCAGAAGACCTTTCTTACATGTAAGATATAGAGCTTCTCAAGCTGATGATAGAAGAATGAAAAACTGGATCACTGGATCTGTAGGTGGCGCAGCTACTTCTGATTTAGATGCAATGGAGATTCACTTCTTATCTGAAAGATGTTTAGTAACTCAAGCTGCTAACAACTTCGTGTTATTCACAAGCTAGTAGCAATCAATTTTATGTAGTAGTTACCCTTGTTGAACTGACAGGGGTAATTATTACTCTTATTAAAAATTATTTAATTATATTATATTATGGCAGCAAATGCAAAAAAACCTACGGTTAAAAAACCTGTAGCAAGTAAAGAAATAGTGCAAGAGCAAGAAGTAATGACTGCTCCAAAAAAACAAGAACCAGTTAAACCAAGCTGGGAAATAAAAGACAGAATGTATTTTGTAAAAGGTCAAGCACCTTTAACGTATACTATATCTGCTAGACACAGCAGAAAAAACCCTTTATTATATTTTGATAAAGAAAAAGGGTTACAAAGAGAGCTTAGATACGCAACAAATCAAAACTCTCCTTTTACAGACGAACAAAAAGGACAATCAACCTTAGGACATATCATGTTTAGAGACGGTGCTTTGTTTGTTAAAAAAGAACAACAAAATTTACAAAAATTATTATCTTTATATCATCCGCTACTAAACAAAAAGTATTATGAACATAATCCAGTAGCTATAGCAGAGGATGAATTAGAGGATTTAAATATTCAAGTAGATGCAATGATGGCAGCTAGAACAATGGATGTTGACGATGCTGAAGCAATACTTCGTGTTGAATTAGGATCTAAAGTTTCAAGTATGACAACTAAAGAATTAAAAAGAGATTTAATGTTGTTTGCTAAAAAGAAACCAGATTTATTTATGGAACTAGCAAATGATGATAATGTACAACTAAGGAATATAGCTATAAAAGCTTCTGAAGCTGGTATTATCAAATTGTCGCAAGATCAAAGAACATTTACTTGGGGATCAAACGGTAGAAAATTAATGACAGTGCCTTTTGACGAAAACCCATACTCTGCAATGGCAGCTTACTTTAAAACCGATGAAGGCGTAGAAGTTTATAGGTCAGTAGAGAAAAACTTAGAATAACGTGTAATAATAAAAAGTATAAGAGGTTATAATAGCATAGCCTCTTATATTAAACAAGCAAATTTAAAAATAAAAGAAAATGGCTATAGACATAAACAAGGTTTATAAAGCTGTTCTAGTTGTGCTGGAACAAGAAAAAAGAGGAGTGTTGACGCCTAACGAGTTCAACAAAATTGCCACTCAAGCGCAACAAGAAATTTTCACTCAGTACTTTGATGATTTAAATCAATTGCTTGGAATGCCTCAAACCTCATTAGCTTACGCTGATAGGATGGCTTTGTTGGATGAAAAAATATCTATATTTAAAACAAATGAAAACGTTGATTTAACTAATTGCGTAGCTACACCTACGCAATCTGTTCAAGAATTAGGTTCTGTTATATACAACAGCCCTACCACGGGAGTACCAGGTAGAGAGGCTCAAAGAATACAACAATACGAGCTATTTACAACTAATCAATCTCCTTTAACGGCTCCTACATCTTTCTACCCAGTATACATATACGAAGGAAATAAGATAACATTGTACCCAGACTCTATACCAGATGGTTCTGAAGTTGTTCAATTGAATTACTTAAGTTTTCCAAAAGACCCTAAATGGGGATTTAATGTAGATATTGAACTAGGTCACTATATATATAATGAATTAGATTCTCAAGACTTTGAAATACATAAATCAGATCAACCATTGTTGATAGATAAAATATTAGGGTATGCAG